ACGGTCGTAATACACCTTCTTGAACACCGATCCACCATAACCAAGGTAGAAAAGCGCCTGATCAAACTCTGGTGTGTACTCCTCCATCACCGTCGTCAGCTGGTAATTCATGAAATCTTGCACACGCGAGGCCTGCTGCGCCTTGTCCAAAGTCTCCTTACCCACTACCTGCGTTCTAACTGGCCCACCTGAAGGCATCAACTCCTTCATCGCCTGCGCTTGGAACTGCACAATCGCCTCAGTCAACATCGGATGCACGGCCCCCGCCGCACCACGGAAAGGCTTGGTCCGCTCTTCAAGCTTCAAGCCCAACAGATCAAGGCCCTTGGCGTACATCGTCTCCCAATCCGACCTCGACGACTTGTCCGCCTCGTACAACGCCTGCAATGTCTGCGACATCTCCGACAAATCATCCTCGCCAATAACCTCAGCTAGGTTGTCGTAGAAGTCCACTTCCGCCGCGTCCTCCTCACCCATCTCAATCGTGGCCCCACCATCCTCTTCCAAGATGATTTCGATTTCAGGCATGCCCGCCGCTTCAATCTCCACGGACAAGGGCTTTTCGTTTTCCCCGAGCTTATCTACTGGCATGACTATTCCTTATATGTATCGGCGATTGTTCATCGCTGATTTTTCGACCAGACCGCCTTTTTTGAACGGAACGCCTTGGTTCAAAACACGCTGTGCGGCATTATTATCCCAAAGCACCGCCCAATGGCTTCGTTCCACCCCCGTTGCATCTTTTATGGTTATTGGCTGAATGACGAAACCTTCACCCAAGTCTTTAACCACAGCCTTTAAATTATTAGGTAATTTTTCATACAGCTTTGCTTGCTTTGACTCCGTCCCCGGAAAAGCAACAAAGCTCTTATTCATCTTCATGGCCCCTGCAATCGCATTCTTCGCCAACAACTGCTGGACGACTTGCGGCTGCACTTCGATGTTTGCGATAGGCTCCTCAATGTCATAGGTGCCTTTTACCTGACCACCGGGCAAGCCCAAACGCTCCTGAAGCTTCGTGATACGTTTTACGTCCTTAACCGTATCCGTTGCAATTTGGTCCGCTTTGCCTTTGCTAATCGGACCCAGCGTGGTCAAGAAGTCCGAAAATGCCGCAGGGTCTGCTTTGCCCGTCATGTCCCCTCTCAGTACAAACATGAAGGAGTCCATGCTGCCAAACCGATCTTCAATCTGCTGCCTCAACGGATCAAGTCGCGTCTTGATTCCGTCAAATAACGACGTTACTTCCTGCTTGTCCTTGGCCGCAGAGCCGCCTTTCTTACCCAGCTTCTTAATGTCACGGAACATGTCCGACTGCAACTCGCTAACGTAGATGCCTTCCAACCTGCCTAAGCCCGGCACGTTCACTTGATGTTCCGTGAAACGGCTAAAGCCCATCGCGTTCTTCTCTGGGTTGACCGCTGTATGACTACCCCTATAGGTTGAGTAGCGTTGTGTCTCTTTCAACACATCGTCCAAAAGGGCCTTGTTATCTACCAAGATAGCCTTACTACTGTCTTCCAAATCAGTTCTAATAAGTCTTTGGAGATACGGCAGTACCTCATTATCAGACGAAAATCTTCCTGTAGCTACCTCTTGAAGCATGTCATCGGCTGACTTATAAGGCGGGGAAAACTCTTGCGTAGCCATGCGATTAAGCATGGTGTTAACCAGCGGATTTTCTTGACGCAGCCTCTGCAATCCCCGCATCTTTATTTCAGTTGTAAGCTGATCATCTATCTTTTTGTATGCATCTCTGTATTCTTGCGTATTCCTTTCAAAAGGAATCGCTTTTGTACGTTCATTTATTAATTTTGACCAGTTTCCTTTGTACTCAGGTATGTCTAAGAACTTAATGTCTTGGATACCTTGTAACGCAGGTAGTGCATCTGCTTGAAGAGCAGATAATTGCGCATTAAGATTGTTCACCCCCGCAATCAACTGTGCTCGCCGCTCAGGGGTTTTTGCCAAATCTTCCGAGGTTTCTAAGAAAGAAGCAAGCGCTTGGACTTTCTCCGTGTCGCCCGAGCCCCTGCCTAAGGCAGCCGCAGCAGAACGCGCAGCAGCTGACGCCTCTTCCGCTTCCACCGCCGCACGTGTAGGCTCATAGGCAAGATTGATCACGCCAACCGGCTGGCCCGTTGCGCCATACACGTTGTCGTAGTTATTGTGCAAGCCTGAAGTCTTCGGCTCAATGAACGTCGTCTTGTAACGATTCGGCGTTGCCACTGCACTGACCCGTGAGACAAGGTCCGTGGGCGTCAACTTCGCTGCATCGTCCAAGTCTGCCAACGCCTGCGCCGCACGACTAATGTCGTACTCCCTGAACTTGCCCTTCAACGAACCCAAGAACTGCTGCTTGGTCACCGGATTACGAACCTGTGAGACAAAGTCATCCAACCGTCCTTTAAAGAACTTGCCCTGCTCTACACGCTGCGCAAGATTTGTCGGAGCCGACGGGCCCTCCGGCAAAATACCAAACTTCGGCACCGCACGTTCAAGAATACTACCCGCTGTAGGACCCAACTCCTCTAACGCCTTTCGCGCGCCCGTCTTCACTGCGCCCGCTGTCTTTGTGACCGTCCCCGCAGGAATCGCCAAAGGAAGATACGTACCCAACTCCTCAAAACCCTTGGCTTCCTTCGTGGGCTTGGTCAAACGACCCGGCATGTAATCCCGCAAGACCTCTTCCGTCGTCGCCAGTTTGCGCGTCTTGTCGCTCTCTCTAAAGATCGACTCGATATCGCCAAAGGTTCCGGGGATCGTGGCTACAGAGCCCCGTATTCTCGATTCAAGATTCGATACGCCCTCGCCCGTGATGTTGCGCAACATCCGCGCTGACTCACTCACCACACTAGCGGCTGACGGACCCTTGGCCTTGAACGCCGCACGAGTGTCCGCTGTAATCGGTCCGCTGTCCGGAATCTCGCCGTAGATCGGTGAGCCTTGGGCCCTGTTCACTGGACCACCATGCTTAAACGGTTCGGGAAGCGTGCGTGCCTTTTTCCAATCGCGAACACGCTCTTCCACGTACATCTTGTCCTTTGTTTCGGGTGTCCAACGGCTCTCTGGGATAACCAAAGGCCGCTCACCTATTAGATCAAACAAATCTTTTAGATACTCTTCCCGTGTTCGACGGCGCAACGGCTCTCGTAGCTCTCCTTGAGTCATTATTTGCCAAATAGTAGAAGGATAACCAAGCTCTTGCATAGCAAGATTACGATGCCTACCTTCATGCCCGGAAACATAAGGAAGCTTTCCCGCGTCTTTATTAAGACGCAAGTAGGGCACATATTCTGCCCCACCGCCTTTGGCAGACATCTCTCGCCAGTACCTTTCTACTGCAGGGCGATAGGGCTCTTTTAACCTTGCAGCAAAATCTTGAAACCTTGCCGGATCAGCTACCACTAACAAAGGCTTTGTGTTGTCCCCTCTGAAAACCTCTTTTAAAGCTTCCGCCGTATACTGATTCTCTAGGTTTTTAACCTCGTCTGCCGCCCTTTGAAGCCGTTTTGCCTCTGATGCCCCATGTTTTTCAGAAAGATATTTCTCTACTTCAGAAAGCTTGCCGGGAATGGAAACCACAACGTCTTTAAGTGCTTTGGCTGCACCTTTGACTGCACCTCCTTTGCTAAAGCCGTCTACCGCACCTTTGATCGCAGACTCCGGAATTACAAACTCTGACCACTGGCCCTCCGGTCCCTCTCGACGAACCAAATATCCCGGCTCGTAGGGTGTACGCGTGGCTCGACCTGTTGCAGGGTCTTTAATTACTTTCCCCAGCAAAGGATTCTCTGGATGAGGCTCACGCATCGGATGATTGCCATATAAGTGTTTAGCTTTAATTAGCAAAGGAGGCCGATTATTTTTTGCCGAACCCTCCGTAAACACATACTGGCCGGGGCCGTACTTGAATTGCATCGCGTCCATCTGCTGCTGCATCTTAGCCGCACGTTCACGAATGCTGTCCCCCAACGACGTATGGAAGTCCTGCATCGTCGTCAGTTCCTTGCCCGCAACCTTGCTCTCGGCTACGCCCAAGTCCTTCAACAACTGCGCCGCCTTCTTGGCAAGACCACCCTTGCTAAACTCCTGAGGGACCACGGGCCGCGAAGGAATCTCGCCGATGTCCTCTACCTCGTCCTCATCCGGGGACTCATCGTCCACTTCCCCGCCTTCAGAGAAATACTGCATCGCAGGCTGTATCTCGTTCTGCATGCTCTCGCCGACAGGACCACCATACGCAAAGTACGACACGTCCTCCTGCCCATAGGGCGACGACAAATCGTCAATGGTGAATTCACGCTCGTTCATGACGTAACCTCGGCAAGCCTAACCTGCGGGGATTCTAGAACTAATAATACTCATACACAAGCGCATCGCTTCCCTCTTCCTCGACATCGTCCGTCTCCAAGGTCACAAAGTTGCCCTGCCTAAATCGCATCATGGCCTGTGTTGTCGAATCGACCATGTCGTCGTTATCCCCATTCGGGAACGCCGCACACTCCTCAATCAACTCCTCCGCCCACTCCGTCTCCGGTGCCCAGACCATCCGGCTCTCGAACAACGGAGCTACCGCATGCGCCCGGCTTATCTTGTCCTGACCCGCGCGCCGTCCACCGGGGTTGTACATCGTCACCGGTATGCCCACCCGCCGCAGCTCCTGCTGCAACGTCACGCCCGTGGCCTTGGCCTCGATCAAGACATTGTCAGGATTCCAATAGCTGTACTGCTCCTTGGCAATACGCTTCAATTCCGGGAAGTCCCATCGGCCCTTCACCACGTCCAACAAAATAATGTTCGGCCCCGAATCCGCATCCGGCACAAACACCCCCCACGTCGTAATCACAGAGAAGTCCGCCGTCTCTTTCTTGCTGTACGCCGTGTCATAACTCTGGATTAAATACTCACACTTGGGCGGGGAGTTGTGCTCCCAACGCTGCCACCACTCGCGCTTTAATATCGCACCCTCTTCCGCCGTCGGCTGCTGC